GTTGAAGAAAGAGCTCAACAAATCGAGGCAAAGGAGAAACACAAACGCTAAAAACATGAATGTAATGCGCGAACAATTGGGTAATATGAAAACCAATATAAATACAAAGGCGCGAAACATAGAAAAACTTAAAAATGAACTCGCGAAATCTGCGAGTCCCAATGTTAGAAACAAACTCAAATCAAACTTAAATCTGGCTCTTAAGAATCAATACCAAACTCAAAAAGAGTATCAAGCTTTACAAACTGAGAAAATCAGAAAAAATGCTCTGTATAAGAAACTCAAAAATGAAAAAGAAAACGCGAATGCCCAAATACAAAGTCTCAGAAATAAATTAAATACCAATAAATCTTTGTCTAACGGAGAAAAGACGGCTTTGCAAGAACAACTTAACAACGCCATGAAGAATAGAACCAATCTCAATAATCGATTGAGAAAATCTGAAGCGGAGAAAATGCAATACATGAGAGAAATGAACGCATTGGCTGAAAATGTGAGAAAACAAAAAGAAAATGCGAACGACGAAATTAAAAAACTCAAAAATAAATTAAATACCAATAAATCTTTGTCTAACGGAGAAAAGACGGCTTTGCAAGAACAACTTAACAACGCCATGAAGAATAGAACCAATCTCAATAATCGATTGAGAAAATCTGAAGCAGAGAAAATGCAATACATGCGAGAAATGAATACATTAGCTGGTAACGTGAGAAACATTACCAAACAAAAAGAAAATGCGAACGACGAAATTAAAAAACTCAAAAATAAATTAAATACCAATAAATCTTTGTCTAACGGAGAAAAACGGGCTTTGCAAGAACAACTCAATAACGCCATGAAGAACAGAGCCAACGTCAATAATCGATTGAGAAAATCCGAAGCAGAGAAAATGCAATACATGCGAGAAATGAGCGCATTGGCTGAAAATGTGAGAAACAAAAACGAAGAAATAAACCAAATAAAGAAAAATATGGCGGCGGCGGGGACCTTAAGTATGACACAAAAGAAAAAACTTAGACAAAATCTAGAGAATGCTCAAAGCGAACGGGAAAAACTTAGATCTAACGCCACTAAAGCTGAACTTGAGCGCAACAATTTGAAGGCCGAATCCAATAAACGACAACGGGCATTAAAGGAAGCGGCAGAAAAAGAAGCTGAAATCACCAAAAAACTTGGTGAAAGCAACGCATCTATAAAAAACCTCACCGAACAACGTGCCAAGTTATTGGAAAAGGGTGAATTAAACGCGGCCGAAAAGGCAAAGTTAGAGCGGATAAGAAAAAAATTGACAGACGAACGAAATGCAAAAAATAATGAAATACGTCTACTCCAAACTTTATCTAAAAATAGGGAAAATGCATTAGAAAAAATATCTACAAAATTAAACGAAGCTACCAGAAGCTTAACTAGGAGTGAGGGTCTCATTAGTACCCAAAAAGAGAGCCTAGAGGCTAAAAATAAGAACTTAAAAGCAAGACAAAACCAAGTGGGTAATCTTTATACTCAAATTAAAACGCTCACAACACAAGCGACTCAAGCGAACGAAGAAATCAAACAACAAACCGCGAAACTCGCGACTAGCGCTAGTGAAATAAACCGCCTTCAAAAGCAACTTACTAATGCTACCGAAGCACGGACTCGCAATATCAACAATATGCAAATGCGACATGCGGAAAATATAAGAGCCGCCACTGCCCAAATACAAGAATTAACGAAAAACGTACAAGAACGCAATGCGAATATACAAAGATCTAAAGTGACCGGTCAATGGAAAGGTGCAGCTGTTCGTGGACTCGGTACACAATTGAAAAACACCCGAACCAACCTTACTAGAGCCCAAAAAGAAATCGGTGTCGCACGAACTGCTGTAAATGGACTACGAGGTCAAAGAAACAAATTACAAAAACAGTTAAAAGACACTAAAAAAATACTTGGAAACACACAAAATAATTTACGTCAAACAGCAACAACTTTGAATAGTACCAGGTTGCAAATGCAAGGCCGTATCCGTGGTATGACACAAGGTCAAAAACGAACCCAGGCCCAATTAAACCAAGCGCGACAATCCGCTCGAACTTACAAAGCCGCCGCGAGAAGAAATGTTGGATCTCAATTCAACGCGACTGGTATGTTTCAACAAATGGGTAACAAACTCGCTGCAAATAGGAACGCATGGAAGCGCGCGGGTGGTCGATGGCAAGGTGCTAAATCGGGTGTCAAAGCACAGGAAAATCTCAGAGTCGCTAAAAATGCTTTACGTACAATCATAAATTCCCATAGAAAAAATGGTAACTGGACCATAGGTGGCCCAGTTGGTTGGAAAAGACAAACTTTGAGATACAAAGTAAACACCGCCACCGATATGAACCAAATTAAGGAAGCTAGAAGATTAGTCGCCGCCGCCAAAAAGGAAAAAAATTTTAAAATCGGCCAAGGGAAAATGGATCCAGTTCTAGCTAAAGCTGGTACCGGTTTTTCGTTTGGTAATAGAGGACCCCCTATGACAATGAACCAACGACTCGCATAATTTTCTAATCCATACTATATGTCCACCTACGCCCAAGAAAAATGTGAATTCATTTACCGTGTCTCTTCCTTAGAAAAGGTCGTCGATGGAGACACGATAGATGTCACCATCGACCTCGGTTTCGATGTTTGTACCAAGCAACGCGTGCGTTTGCTCGGCATCGATACTCCTGAATCTCGTACACGCGATTTGGAAGAAAAGAAATTTGGACTTCTTTCTAAGAAGAAACTCAAGGAATGGTGTCTCAAGGCCGTGGAATCTGAGAAGGATGATATCGAGATCGAACTCAGATGCCAGGAAAAGGATTCGCGTGGCAAATTTGGTCGCATTTTAGCGGAAGTGTGGGTCGGCGAAGATGGTCACTGGACGAATGTGAATAAGTGGATGTGCGACGAAGGCTACGCTGTTCCATATGTCGGCCAAAACAAGGCTGACGTCGAGGCGCTTCACATGGCAAACCGCGAAAAGTTACGCGCTACCGGCCTCGCCATTTAGATTCTCTGATCCATAGGGTGCATATCCACTTTTCACCGGAAATAACGGGTGTACCCCCGTGTAAAGCCTTTTTATTCATTCGCCCCCGTGTGTCGAGTGTATCGAATTCCAAGGCGTGACCTTTAGACAATTTATATGTTTTACCCAAAACAGGAAAACTAGTAGAACCACCCTCGTAATCGTCGTTTAGTGCGAACATGATGGTGGACACCCTCTTATTTTCGTGTTTACAATCGGCATCTTGGTGAGGTCTATAAAATCCACCCGGTTTATATCGAACGACTTGAAAATTTTCACATCTATTCACGTGTTCCGGTTTCACAAATCTAAGAATTATTTCTTTGAGCTTATGATCTCGCTCAAAATCTAAAAATGTAGACTCACTTTTTCTCTCCGATTTGTCTATGTGTCTGGTATCTCCGAGAGTGGAATCTTTGAGTAAAGGTAGCGCTTTCTCTCTGATGTAATCACACTCTTCGTGAGATATAGCATTGATTTGCACACGAGGGTGCCTATATGTAGGGGTGGTAAATACGATGACAATCGTAAGGACAAATACAAATAAAAGCCAGTTCATGTATTAGTTATTTTACAGTTAGATAAATATGTAGCGCGGAACTACACAGTTGTATCTCTGTCTAATATTGGTAATGATTTCATTCGTATATTTAGATAAATGAACCGCGGTTTCTAATATCTCATCTTCCTTTTGTGGGTCGATCATCCACTGTCGTAGTAAGTCACCACCCGTGTCAACAAACATCTGGTATATGTGTTGTATATCTCTGACTTTACTGTTGTATTTATCTCTTCGTTGAAGTTCGCGTTTCAACTGATCTTCTGAGATTACATTCATGAGATAGTCAACTCTGAGAGTGAGATTACTATCATACGTGAATCCATATTTATACACCAATTGATATTCCGCAGTTCCCACGACGTGATTCAATTGTAAAATACGAGGTGGTGCATTATTTTCTAATAATTCCCTGTATATGGGTCTACCCCCACACGGTATGTCACCGTGTTCTCTCGACTTAGATTTAAACTCAAAATAGTGTGGGTTGTGTATTCGTCCCTTTTCTACATTTCCAGTCCTCCAATCGAACGCAGTTTGACACGTCGTGCACCACATCTGTGCGCACCCATCTATCTTGTGAATCATGGTTGAACATTTCGGGCACGGTTTTGTGTCTCGGTTGATGAGTTTCATCGTTTTCACCAACTGTGGATCACACACATGACCATCATTACACTCTTCGTTGCATTGTTCACAAAATGAACGGGAGCATATACCACACTTCCATAGTTCATCGAGAAATCCTCTGCACTCTGGATGGGGACACCCCCTCGTAAATTTGACTGACTGTTCCGCATCGTCTAAAGGTACATTTCGTAATTCATTAATTCGGTCGTTTATATATTTAAACGATTGCTCTGCAAATATACACATCGTGAGGTAATGATCGACCCATTTACCACCCGTTTCGACCGTGTAGTGATATCTTCTTCTCGCTTTGACGTACATGTCTGAGATGTCTTGGCGCAGTCTATAAAGTTCTCGACGCTTCAATATTCTCTGAACGTATGGTTGAGTTTCGGGTAGACGAATGAGCTCGCGTTCAAATAATAATTGTTCGCGGCGTTTTTTATAGTCGACATTTCTAAAACGCTTCGTACAAAACGTATCTATAAACTCCCGGTTGTGTTCATTTTTACAACTCATACAGTGGGGTTCTTCTGAAGTGGATAATAGATAGGTTTGACAACATTCTCTGCATGATTCGAAATCACAAAAAGGGCAACATACTTTTTTGTGATTTGTTTTATTAAAACGTTCACAGCACACGCCACACGTCGTCATGTACTTTTAGGGCTTTTTTTCTTTAAACTACTGGGTCGAGACGCAGGTTTCCCTGAGAGAATACGTTTGACTTCATTGAACAATTTTACGTATACAGGCTTACCGTGATTCTTTTCTCGAATGACGAATTGTTCATAAATCTTGATCTCTTTGTTGAGTGTACTCTTTCCCGTGTTAATCGCTTGACGAGATTGACGGACGAGTGCATCGATACCCTTCTTGAAACGAGGACTCGACGCGGTTGTTATGTTCCTGACATCGACGAATGGGACTGGAGACATCTTACATTGTATTAAGAAATAATTTCTACGTCTTTCACTAATAAACAGTATCGTCGGTTGCTGTCCGGTTCGAGCTGCGTCTTTATGAATTTACCTTCTGTGTATTCTCTTATGAGTCTTTTAATAGAATCGATGTGCATATCAGATTTATGTAAGTATGTAGATGAAAGCAATTCACGCCCGTGCCATCTAGTTTCATTATCCACCACTTTCCATATGCCACAACACTTGTTCATTACGTGGATCGTTGGAAAAAATTCATCATCACCGATGTCGACGACGGTTTCAATTTTTTCATATTTAATTCTCACCATGTCACCTACCTTCACCTCGATCATTTTTTTCTTGCCACCGATAGCTTCCGCGAATTCTTTGTATTCTGCATCCATAAAATCATATTTAGACTGAAGCTTATCGAGAAGTCCAAGAAGATGATGACGATCCATGTTCGGTGAGAGATACTATTTGTGATGCTCTCGTCGACTTAGGATATATTCAGAGGCCTTTTTAGGTGTCTTACAGATGAGATCTCCGCAATGGTCTCTGTTTTGGTACACAGCGTTTACACCCGTCGAAAGTTCGTCACACGTCTTGAGGGACCACCTTCCGAGTGGTTGTTTCTTTGATTCGGCGCGAGTGAGGGCTTTCACAAATTCAATGAGTTGTTTTCGCATGGTCCTTGTATTAAATTTTAGATGTGATTTGACTTAGGCCTTCATTCACCCCACAAGTAACTAAATGACTTGGAAGATGAAATACGTACAATCTTGAATGGCCAAATGTGCCACATTTTACTTAAAAGTAAGAGACATTTAAAAACGATGATAGAAGACCTAGCTAAACAGATATATTCTCAACTGGGACCTGGGTACAGTGAGAGGGTATATCACAATGCCATGGAGGTACTTCTTCGTTCGAAAGGTATTCCGTATGAATCTGAGAGAATCATCCCCATCCCATTCGAGGGGCACGTGATCGGTAATTTGCGAGCCGATATTATTATAAATAAGGAAACCGTGCTCGAATTTAAGACTATCAAAACCTTAAATGAGTCGGCTGAGGTACAGGGTCATAATTATCTTCGCTTGACTGGGTTGAAGACTGCGTATCTGATAAACTTTCCTCCGTTTCAGAATCGGGAGGTTGAGGTGCGGCGTATCGCATCGCAATGATGTAAGGGAACGCGCGGGCGAGTTCTTTGTATATATCGAATGTTTCATCGTAGTATTTTTTAGGATCTTTCATTTCCACGTCTAGGATGTGTTGTGCTTTGTTCATGTAAAATTTTGCCTCATCTATACAAAACTGTTCGTAAACATTCATTTACGAATACAACAATTGTTGTCTTTATATGGTTGGTATAAATTCCCAATGTAGATCGTTACATATGAGTTTCCATATGACGTCTTGTTGATATAACTTTTCTTTGCTTTTGAGTAGTGGAAAATATTGTAGATACGAATCTTCACTCAAAAGTTCACAAAATTTATATAACACGTAAGAATAACTCAAAAAATTGCGCCGATGTGAGGGACAATTATCATCGAATGGTTTTTGTATGTCCTTGAACATGATTCTAAGTCGTTCTTCTAATTCTTGAGGCATGTTAGGGGGTTTCACACCACTCAATATGTTTGTAATGTAAGGCACGTGTTCGTAGTACTTGTTCATTTTCAACTTTTTCAAAAGTGCGCGCACGCGTGCGTGCGTGATCTCTTCCAACGTTTTGATCTTTATCTTTTTGAGTTCGTTCCTAAGTTGGTCCATGACCTCTGTCGGTATGTTCGTGGTTTCCTGCGCTTGAAATTGTGAGAGCCACTCGTTGAAGTGATTTTCTCTTTTGTATGAATAATTTACAATTTTTTCAGACGTCTCTTGCTCCTCTCTGTATGTGAGTTCTTCGCTTATCAAGCATGCGAGCACTGCACCACACCCGTCACACACGAGTTCACTCGTATCCGAAAAATGAAATATATTGCTATTCTCACACGTTTCACATTTGTCACTTTTCTTGATTATCTTTTTATCGACTGTTATATTCTCTACGTCCGATAGATATTCATTAAATATATCCTTTCTCTGTAACCCAGATGTAACCTTGCAATTAAAGACGTTATCTGTGCTCACTTCTATGTCTACGTCTTCCGTGTATTGTTTCATATATGGCATACATTTGATGATATAATCTGACATGTCTTGTTCACATTCACCACGCTTCGATGGCTCTTCATCTATTAGTTGCTTCCATGCGTCTATTTTGTTGTTATATCGACTCAAAAAATTTCCCTCCATATAATTAGTTAGAATGCTACGCAATCTTTTAACTACCGTAATTATATGGGTTTACGATACTTATAAAAATTTTGTATCCATTCCCGATCACAGGATACAACACGCATTCATGGAATATTTCACAAATAACAAAAAATCGTGTGACGTGGACGATCCCTTTTGGAAAAGTGAAGCCGATAAATGGGATGGCCTCTTTGATGAACATTACGTAGCGCTCGATGATACGAGTTATCAGGTGGGGGGTGTACCAGAGCGTGTCGAAAAGGCGATCATTCGAATCAAATACTGGTACAATGATAAGTTGTACAAGTATTTAACATACGACACGAAACACGAATGGCCACCTAAACAGGGGAAGGATATAGTATTCAATGTACCACTCGTATCAGCTCATTTAGTAGACGCGGACGATAAACCCGTAAAGGATATATTGGGCAAAGTGAAACGGTACGCGGGTCCTCGAGGCGATTTTCATGGTGAAAAGGTGAAGATAAGTGACATGTTATATTACGATATGGATACACTAAAAACTATGTACCCCGCCATAAAATTACGGAATATTTTCGGTAAAGTCAAAACTGTGAGTACAATCACCGGCTATGTTACTGATCTTTTTGTTCTTTAGTGGCGAGATAGAATTTAAGATCGCCGAGATTGGCGACGTTATATTTAAGAATCAAAAAACGATTTAATTCTTCTTGCATGATCTGCACAGTAGAACACATACTGGTCGCTTTAGTAAATATATTCATGTACCGAAGAGAATACATACCCGAAATATTCGGACTCTCTTCCGTACACTGAATCTCGGTCTCTTGATTTGCAAAGTCACCCTCGCATTTTAAACGAAACATGTGTCCGTCGCGCGTGATTTCTATATCACCGCCGATGTTGTACATATCTCTACATATTCTCTGAAAGTCAATAGATGGCATCGGTGTTATCGTGGTCATGTTCATTTCGGGTACCTCTATTTGATTTTCGTTTATATCGAGCAGTTTGAGTGCAAATTTAGTGCACGTCTTCTTAGTTTCATTGTGAATTTCGATGTCCATGTACTCCCTAGATTTTATAGACATGATGAGAACATCATTATTCGTTATTGATTTGAGAAGTTTGAACGTATTCGTCACGTTTATTCCGGCGACGATTTCATTTTCACAGGAATATTCCTCAAAGTTATCCGCCGCGAGAAACATATCAACGAGCGATGTGCGCGCGGTGTCTAACGTCGTGATGTAAAGCCCGGATGGTTTGAAATATACGTTTACGTCATTGAGTATATCTTTAAGAACCTCAAATGTTGATTTTATAGCACTCGCCTGGATTGTAGCGAGTTTCATCATACCTGTATCTTACGAGTCTTATTTCTTTATGTTATTACTATACGTCTGGGATACATCTCGGTTTATCTTTTCTTCAAGTTCTGGTGTCATCGCGGGCTGAAGTGTGCGCCCGTAATCATCGAGACCAAATATATCGGAATTCGACTGGCCGTCTAAAGTCGTCATGGAACATCCACCGAATCCACACGAATCGACGTCGTTGTTAGGCAGTAGCGACTCGAGCCAGTTTTTTATTTCATTGCCGACGAGAAACTTACCATTCTTCGTCAACATCGTCGGCACGCGCGTTATTTTGTGTGCATACTGCGGTGGAATACCTCGCTCGTTTATGTTATGATAATTCACGAGCTGTGTGAGCTGGGGTTGTCTCTTAATGAAATCGATAATGTCTAGACTGTGACTACACCGTGGACTGTATATCAGCAGCGACATTTAAAATACCGTGGTAAAAATTTGTCGTAAAAAGGGCGCACCCATTATATTAATTCTTTGTGTAATGTAATGAAAAATAAGGTCATCATTCCCATACGATCAAATGGTAAGTTAAGTAAACACGGATACGAAGACGTGCGTGAAAAATCGGAGCTCGCGAGACATCGCGCGCTCGGAAAGTTCATTCGCGCGGGGGAACCACCACTCGGTGTTTTTCGGCGTCTTAACGTGCTCATGATATTATTTAGAACCACGAATCCCAAATTATCTAAAATTTTTAAGGCGGATCGAGACTGGGTAAAGAAAACGTACATGTGATTTATATGAACGATCCACTTTTCTGGAGTTTTTTTCAAAATTTTTATGCGTGTATATTAATAATGATTCCAAGGTGGGTATCGTTACTCGCATTGATTGTGCTCGTGCTTTTCCTGATGTCCAGGCGAACAGAGATGTTCATGACTAAAGATGCGACATCCGACGTAGACGAAGGTGTTCTCGATTTGTCCGCATACGAACGACTGGAAAACGTTAAAGTTTCAAACAGTGTGATGGAACAAATCGTGCTTTCGGTAAACAAACGCATCCAGGAACTGACGGGTCTTTGTACATACATCATAGACACACACGAAGTTCGTAAATACAAACACAAACAAACCGGTGATGAAGTGTATCGATGCCGTTTCATGGTGCTTAAACACGGTGGATTTCCATACGCGTTCGCCATGACTTCTGATGTTCGGATCATGAATGACCCAGATCGCGTGAACTGGAACGATTTCAACATGCAAGCCACGCTTCGAACACTCGGTGTGTCCCAGAGCGATGTCGATTCAGCGATGATAGATGCCCCCATCGAATTCATCGATGAAGAGACGGGTAAAGTTGATGTGACTAAGCTCATCATCGCCAAATACATGAAAGAAGTGAGTAAAGCGAACCCCCTCGTCGTCGTCATATCTCTCAGAACACAACCCATCGATGTGAACAAGCCCACGGACACTAAAATGTTCACCACCGACAAAGATATACGCGAATTCGAAGATTTTGATAAAATTCGCGAGAACCACATTAACTACATAAAAAGCAAGCCCATCATCGAAAAACAAATACTCACATCCACAGAAATGTACGACCGCCCAAAAATTCTCGAAAATAATTAATTGATTTAATCTAATGATCAGTGTCGATGAATTGTCAAAGATATCTGAAAAACGGAACAAATTACGAAAAGAAACGTATGTGAAAATATACGAACAGATATCAAAGAAAATCAGGCAAAGTGCAGAATTCGGAAATAAATTTTTACTCGTATCCGTACCGTCATTCGTGGTTGGTTTCCCAGCGTTCGATAGATTCAAAGCCGTGCATTACATAAAACGCCAACTCGATCTGGGTGGGTTTTACACCAGACTCGTCGGAGACTACGAAATATATGTATCGTGGACGTACAAAAAGAAAACGAATAAATCTGAAAAACATGAATCGATCGAAGAATTCGGTGATTTTCCTTCATTCGTCAATCTGAAGAAAGTTGCTAATAAATACAGGGTAAATGCGGGAAAAGGCTCGTAAAAAAATTTCACTCTATCATAAATGGATAATCTCAATGTACTCGTAGAAGCTAAACGCGAGTATCTGGGACAATTGTCTCATCTGATGTGTCCAGTTATGATCGAAACATTTGATAAAATATTTGAAGAGGCGTACACCATGTCCAAGGGTAGAAAGGTGTTGATCATGTTTCAAAAGCTACTCAAGGAAGTTCCGAATTGGAACGAGGGTATGTCTAAGCAGCACACCGATAACATCGCAAATAGGTGTGCGTGGTTTAATGATCTCCTCGCCGCGGTGTTCGTGAGTTGTGTGAAGATTCTTTCGTCAGTCCGACTCGGGAAGGATAATAAAAAGATATCACTCAAATTGCCGACGAATGAGACGTTCATACAGACGTGTTACAATAACATGGCGAAGGATATCTACAAAGATCCATACATCTTTACCGAAAGTCAGAACGAACACACGAGAGATGAACAACTGTTCCAACGATTCAGTGCCGTGATCGAGGCGTCCGTTCGAGAACTCATTCCAGTACAACAAATACTGCAAACATACATGTCGAATGAAAATGAAGACATCGATGTCGGGGGTGAAGCGACCGACGCAGAAGACCCAGAATTTGTCGACGACTACACTCACCCAGAACCAGAACCAGAACCGGAAGCTGAACCCGAAATGCAGGAAGAATCCGAACCCGTGGGTATGGAACCGGAATCCAGTGAAATTCAACAGCCAGAACCCGAACAATCTCCGTTTGATAATGAATTTAAGACCATATCTACTCAACCAGTTCAACCCATGGAAGAACCCGAAGAGGAGGATGAAGAACCCGTCCTATTCCCAGACGCATCTGAAACCCGCGCAAAAAAAGTTGGCTATAATTAAATGGAGTTCGAAGACTATCTGAGAGATCCAGCGTGGGCCGCCATCATAGCAGGTATCATCACGGCGGGATACATTCACATTAAATCCAAGCTCAACAACGAAGGTAAACTCCCAGCGAGTGCTTATTCCAAACCCGCATTTTTGAACGCGATTCTCGTTTTTTTCATAGTATCAAATGGTATAGGTGGTAAGGAAACCATATCGACAGAACCATTCGCTTAAAGACAAAGTGAGTAGAGAACATAGTAAATATGAGTTCTGTGAATGCTTTCAATGATATGATGGGCCAATTTCTTGCGGAACTTCACAAGACGTTTCCAGAAGAAAAGGGTATCAAGAAGTGTATGTCCGGGTTTGAAATTATGCGAACCTCCAATCCACGCCTCGTCGTAGATGGGTTCATGGCGAGCGTGACCCCGTTCGCCGAGCAGATTTCTTCGAAGGATGATGCATTCTTTCTCAATGAAGCTAAAAATCTTGATTTCTTGAAAGATGTGAAGATTGAGGAAAAGTGGGCGTCTATCTCGAGTCAGACAAAGGAGGCCGTGTGGCAATATGTCCAGACGCTCTACATGCTCGGCACGACGATCAGTTCTATCCCAGCGGACACACTCTCTATGATTGAAAAGGTCGCGAAGGAGTGCGCCGACAAACTCGAAGGTCAAGACGGTGGAATCGATGAAGCCGCACTCATGAAGACCATGCAGGGTATGCTAGGGGGTATCTTGAAAAAATAAAACTAATATATATTAAATGAGCTCTTGGTTTAGAGATCCAAAGCAACTCGTTGATGATAAAAAAATCCTTGAATTTTGGCCCACCAACATACAGACCTCAGCACAGCGCGTCAATGCCGGCTCGAGATTTATTATTTATGCGGCGTGCATCCATTATCTCATCAAACGGGACGTCAGAATTTTCGTTCTCGCGGCGACCGCATTGGGAGTTCTTTATGTTATGGATCGGTCGGGTATGGTGAAAGAGTGTGCAACGTGGGGCGTTGAACGTTACGAGACTATAGGCGATGCGTGTCAATTGCCAACGAGGGATAATCCAATGGCAAATGTTCTCATGGGTGATGAACCAAACAGGTTACCAGCGTGTAAGTATGAAACCGTAAAGGCTGATGTCGATGCATTCATTGTGGGTGACACCCCATTCGGACCGGCTCGATCCCGATCGACGCTCCCAATGTATCAACAAAACGCACTCGCGAGGCAATTTGTGTCCGGTCCAGTGACCACGATTCCAGGTGATCAGACCAAATTTGCTGAATATCTTTATGGTAAGAAGGGTGCACCCATGTGCAAGAGTGACGGATCAATGTGTGATCCAAATGCACGTGGGGTCCAACTCGAAGCTTTCGCCGGTCTCGATCCAAATGGGGATGCGAGAAGAACCGCCACTAGACCACGCTCGACATAAATAAATCTCACGTAATAATAAAATGGCTTACCAATTGCAGCCGGGTCTTAAGTTGGTTCAAAATCCAGCCGTTCCAGTAAACTGTGCGACGGAAGAGGTCTTTGTGTATCCTCAGCCCAGTACGTTGAATAATGGGTCATCTCGACCAAACACTATGTTGTATGGGACCGCACCTTTCATGGCTGGAAAGGGTGCACCAGCGGAATTCATAGAAACGAGCGATCAACTTCGCCCACAATCCACTTCTCGATTTAACAAAGTGCTCGCCAAAACGTACGAACAAAACTTATTCCCACTTCAAAATATGGAATGCAAAATTCCACTTCGTAGCGTAGGGTATGAACCAATGAGTACTCGATCCGAACTACAAAATGGTTTGTTTAATCAAAGATACTTAAATAAAAATATCAATAAGAAATAAGAATGGCTGATCCCATATCTGTCGCAGCTATCGCGGGGCTTGTCTACGCGGGTCGTAAGTTGAGTCAGCCAAAGGAGACTTATTTGATATCGCCAGCACCAACTCCAGCACAATTAGTCGTGAGTCCCAGTGTTGAACTTGTTAGAGAACGTCCAATTGAAAATTTAAAACCAACCAAGGTTCCCGTCGATAACATGGCGGTCGTCGCACCACAATTTAGATCGAGTGGCGAAGAAGTCCTCGAAATGAGAAACCGCATGAATGATTACAATCGAATGAATAACGTTTCTCCAGTGGAAAAGCGACTCGTGGGACCGGGTCTCGGCGTCGACCCAAATGTCGCGAGTTACGGTGGTTACCAACAGCTTTTGCGTGTAAACCCAGAAAACGTTGGTGCTTACAGAATGACCACACTCCCCGGTAGATCTGGCCCCGCGCAAGACGTGAGTGGTGGTCGACGCGGCATCGCGGGTGAGGTGGCACACAATAGACCCGAAAAGACGACTTTCTTGCCGGAGCGCCTCCCGATGACGTTTGGACGTGCACAAGGTATGTCTGGTCGCACCCCGCGTGGTGAACACGAACGCACGAAGCGCACGACGAATCGTGCGGAGACTGGCTTACGAACGGATACACTCAACGTAGCCCCGGCGAAGCGATTCATTTCCGCGAACACAGTGTCCCAGGATCCAACCAGAAACAAGAAAGATGGCAACATGGAGCAATACCAATACACAAACCA